TCCAGTCTCAAGCTGCCATCATCGCCTTCTATTTCACGCACACGCATGATGCGAAACAATTTGGCAGTCCAGGCATAGGTATCACTGGTGATTGAGATTATATCACCAGCCAATAAATTGATCTTGGTGTAATCGCAATTGAACACCACAGTGCGATCCAGTCTACTGGTTTTTAAGTTTACAATGGCTGAATATTCAGCTTGTGGTTGATTGTTGATGAATTCACTGGTAAGCTGTAGAGTGTTGTCTGGTTCATAGAGATTCCTTGCCGCTGGACTCAGTTCTAATTTTGTGTAGTGCGGTTGGTCACGAATATCAGTGTTGGGATATTCCATCTCTACTGCATTGTAAAGATTGGTTAGATCACTACCACTAATTTGTATAGAACCAATGATGTCTGCTTCTGACAAAACACCACCAACAACCACACTGTCAGCCTGATTAATTTTCCAGGAATACAATCCTGTGTGAACATTGTAAGTGAACCATGAAGTGCAGGCTTCTGTAAGGCGTTCTATGTTGGACCAAACTGGTTCACTGGTGCGAACCACACCATTGATCTGTAGAGTGTTAATACTTGGCATGTTTTGTCCTTATGCTACAATTCTTCTGACTGGTCTGAACCCAGCATACACACCAGATATAGATGAATATGCTAGGTCTTGAGTTTCAATAACACCAGCACTGGTTCGTCTAATCTGTCTTAACTTTATGGTGCCTGCATCGTTGATCACAGTGCTGGTCCAATACCATTTGTTAAGAGTTATCAATGGGAATGATGTGTTGCCATAGAAGTTATTTTGTGATGCAGCCAATTGCATGACCAGTCGCATTTCTTCAACACTGGGCATGTAGTAGTCATCAATGATGTTGGGACTTGCACCAAAATACAAATCCACAGCTTTGTTTATTGGGAAAAATTTTGCACTGTTGGCCAGGGCCAGTAATCCTGTTGTGTTGGTGTCACCACGATAAAGATCATTGGCAGAGGTTGGTGTGGGATATGGTGATGATCCTGAGAACCAGGCATAGTTGATATTTGGTGATAGCCAACTGTAGAATGGTCCATCAACATTTGTCTCACTGGTTGTGGTTGGACATACCACAACTCCCCAGGTATTGCCTGATGATGTCAGGGTGCCAAGATACATTCCGCCAGTGGTATACTGACCCACTGTTAAATTTACACCATAGGATCTAGACTGGTCAACCACTGTGTAGGTGTTGCCAGCAAGACTTTCTGCAATATACAATGTTGCATTGCCAGTGGTTGCAAGGTTGGCCTGAAAGTAAACATTTCCCAACAAATTGTTTATTGTTGATACTGAATTGCTGGTAAAGGTCACAGTGTTGCTTGCAATGTTTGCACTGTAGAGATTGCCTACATTGCCTGAGATTCTTAAATTACCTGTCCAGGATTTGTCACCAGGACCAAGATTGCTGTTGTCAAAATCCCAAGAACTAAAATAATATTTTTCGCCACCATTCAACACTGCGTTACCAGTGGTTTGACTCACAATGGCAGCAGGGATGCTATAAAAATCTGGCGTAAAGTCTAGAAAGTATTGCACATTGGCAGTGGCAGGTCCATAAACATTTCCATCCACTGTTTTGGTTTGACTGTAGTTGAATGAGATATATGGAAAATCAGTGGCCGCTGGAGGATAATACAACACAGGATTTGCTTCTAGGTCCGCCAAGGTGCCTGACCTAGTTATACTGGGTGTGCCTATGTTGGTCCAGACACCATTGTTGTAGAATCTTCCACTTCTACTGGATCCATTAAATGTTGATGTATCTTTAGTGGTAACAAGTGGATCAATCTGCGTCCAGGTCTGTGTGTAACTGGTTGCATCGTAGCCTCCATAGGCAATGTCCACTTCTAACGGAGACACTACGCCAATAGTTAGATCTGGTAAACCAAATGGATCTTGCCAGGTCCAGGCATTGGATACTGAGCCTGCAATATTGGCAAAGTTGGTAGTGATGGCCACATTGGATGCTTGTGATGTCCAGGTGTTGCCTATGAGCTTGTCCTGACTGTAGTAAATTACCACATTGCCCACATAATCAATTGGTGGTGCATAATTGAAATTGCTATCTAATGGTGCGTAATTTACACCATTGTTGGTGTTCAATTGTGATCTTGTGCCCTGAATATATCCTGTGTCACCTGTGCGAGAAGTAACAAAAGCATTGCTGCCTGTTCTGAAAAACAATCCAGCATTGGCATACACAGCAGGACTTGGTGTGACCTGTTGATACCGCACACGATAGGTAAGGTTAACTGTATCAATGTCAGTAATGGTTGCACCCACTGGTATTTGTAGATTGGTTGTGCTACTTCTAGAAGTAGTCAAGGCATATTCACTTGATGTGTTGCCAATTAGAATACCCACTTGACCCTGGTCAAGTTCTCTATCATCTCTTTTTAAATTGATATTCACAGCGTTGGCAACATTTCCAATAAAGTCTGGGGCAGGAAAAAAAGCAATATTACCTGTGCTGATATTTTGGTTAATTTGTAAAATATTTCCTGTGACTGTCTGACTGTCAGCTAGAGAATTTGCCAGCAATATGTTTCCATACAAACCTGCTGTGTTGGCAATTGTAAATGTCACATTGTAGTTGATACTGGCATTGGCATTGCCAGTCACGGACACATTGCTAAAATTGGCTCGCAGATCTTCATTGTAAACAATGTTGCCTGGCAAAGTCAATTGTGGTGCTGAGTTTGCTGTGACTGATGTTACAAAACTGTTGCTGAAGCTCACTTGATCATTCACACTGGCAGTGATGCTGTAAGTGCTGGCAGCATTGCCATCAGCAATTCTAGTATTGGCCCAGGCTTCGTTGTAACGATCAAGATCTCTAATGCCATAGTATCTCCAGGTCACAGGAGATATTTGTAAAATTCCTATGTTGGCATAGTTGCCCACATAAGAAACATTGCCAAGATTGATAGTGCTGAAACTAAAATCCACATAGATGTCTCTTGCTACATTGGCCAGGCTGCTGATGGTGATGCGTTTGCTGGGTGTCCAGGTATCCCAGGCATCTATGGTCACAGAAGTATTGCCAGCATTGCTGCCTGTGATACTGTAGGTATTGGCCAAAACATATGGCACAAAGTTTGAATTGTTTAGGTCAATGATGCTGTTCATGATAGGTCTATCCAGGGATAAGTGGCCAAGTTAAGGCGGCTGATTGTGGTGTTTTTGCTTTCGCCAGTGTTTAATTCAGCCAAGCGGATACCCGCACCGTAGCGTGTGTTGGTGGTGTAATCAAACAAAACATCACCACCCAGCGTGATAGAATTGCTGATCTTGAATTGATAGTCACCTATTGAAGTAACATTTTTATCACGATTGTATTCTGTCTGAATCACAGCAAACACAAGATCACTCATGTTCTTGGATGAGTTCCATCCTGGCATCACACTGTAAGCATTCACAGGAGTCAAAGTTGGTATTGCATTTCCAACCACACTCAAGTAGGATGGAGCAATTTGACTTGCACTGCTACTGTCGCCAGCATACATGTAGACCTTGATCAGACCAGACATTGAATCATCAGTGTTGCCATCAGCATCCACAGTGTTGTTTATTGTGATACCATCTGTTTTGAAAACAACTTGATCAGCATTGCGATAGCATTGTAAAAATGCAAATGAACTGTCAGTGCCTGTGCTGAACATTGGTCCTGTATTCTCACTCAGAGTGGTAACCACAGTCATGGTGTTGTAGATATTACTACCACTGGAACTGGTGAGCTTGGCATCTGTGATGGCTCCGCCAATGAATGCTGTGCCATACACCACTGGTATCTTGTGATTGGTGGCAGGTGACAACTGCTGTCTAACACCTGTGTCAAGACCAGTTTGTTGTTGTTTTTTGCTGATACTACGATTGAGTGCGTAGCTTACCAAGGCAGTGATGGCTGTTCTGGCCAACAATGCACCAATGGTGCTGGTAGCAAGATAAGCACCAATGCTACTGACAATGGCTGTGACAGCCGCTATTACTGGTGGCATTTAATACCTCACCCAAAGTTGATCAGCCAGGCCCCAACCTCTACGCTTGAAGTTGATGTTGGTGCGTCCAGGTTGTCCGCTCATGACAGCTTGACTGATTTTGTTTTCATCAAGATACTGACTGACATCTTGATCCCATGCTGCCCATAACACAGCAGTGGCACGACTGTTTCTATGACCTGGTTCAACATAAATGGTTCTTGAATCCAGCATCTTGGTATCTGGATCCCAGAGACTAGGACTCATTTGTGCTATGATGCAGCCTACAATTTTGTCTGCGTCTTCTACCACACGCACATAGTGATCTCGTATCCAGTAAGTTACCAAACGAATAAAATGCAATCTGTGTCTTGGTTCAAGGTAATTGTGTCCCCAACGCCCTTGTATTTCTTCAGCATTGGCCAACAACATGTCAGTGACACCTTCAACATCTTTTAAGCAAGCAAATCTAGTTTGTATCATTATCCACCACCTCCGCCACCACCAGAATTGTCTATGTCTGTGGTATTGTTGTCTGATGATCCTGTGTTGGGTTGTGTGGTTTGTTTTACACTGGACTTTATAGGAGCACCAAAGTCAAAAGGGCGTCCAATTAAATCTACTACTCTATCAAAACTGGTATCGCTGTCATAAAATTCACGCATGCTTTCGCCATTGGTTCTGCGTCCTGTGATCTTGGTGTTCAGCATGTCCACAAGACTTGAACAGCTGAGGTTTACACTGAGACTAGCATCTAATGAAAACTCATTGAATGTTTCGCTGAAGCCATAGTTGGTGACCACTCCGCGAAACATAAACACAGGATTGCCTGCAATACTTAACACAGTATCAGTTACTGGATCAGTAAACACACGATAGATGTCAATGCGACTGCCTCTGATACGCACTGCCTGAACTCCTTGTGCGTATTCTATAGGTATGCCACTGAGAGCCACACTGGTTTCTACACTGGAGGCTCTAAGTTCACTAACACCTTCACTAATGCTGAGCAAAATGCCCGCAGGCTCATATTGATAAGTTACACCATCTGGTTCTACAATGTTGATGGCCTTGTGATAGGTGCTGAGCCTTAACACTGAATAACCTGGAATGTCCAGTTTTACACATTGACAAACACCAACAGCAGTTTGATATCCAGATAGATCTACGCTCATGTTCTGTCCTCGTAGAATACAAAATCACCTGACCAGGAGACCAGCATGTTGCGTCCAGCTGGCACCAGTGTCCATGTGGGTCTTTGCACACACAACACTGACCAATTGACACTGGGTCCAAACAAACCTGTGTATGATCCCACAGCTTCATCTATTGGGCGATTCAGTGTCACAGTGGCACCATTGCCTGTGGCAGGGTCTTGCACCACTTGATATACTGATCCAGTTGTGCCAATCTGCAACCAATCACCTGCACGAGCCACATAGCTGCCACTCAATGCACCTGCTGTGACAGTGCAGGTTGTGCCTGAAATGCCTGCAATGGTAAATCCACCTGTGCCTGAACCCAGGTATTTGTTGATTACTTCAAATCCTGTTTGACTAAAATTGATGTCTGCTGTTGTGATACGATCCATTTGATCTAGCTTGGCCAGGTAAGGTCTAGCGTCAGCATAGGTCTCACCTGGTGATGGTGTCACTGTAAACTTCCACACACGACCTCCACGACTCACTGTGCGTATCACATTCTCTCTTGTGATGGTTTGTGCTACTGTGCCACGACCATCAATGCTCAGGGCTGTGGCTGAGTCTACTATCCATTGAAATGCTTCATTTGCTGTGGCCATATATTATCTCCGTTGTCCTGGCTGTCTACGACGGCCTTGTTCTGTTACTGCGAATATGAATTCTGGATCACTGGCTACCAAGTTGCGGAAACTTGAAGCATCCACAGCGTTGATGTTGTAGGTTATGTTTGTGGATCCACCTAGTGCATCATTAGGAATGACATTTCGTCCTGCCGCTCCTGTAAGTATCTCTGGACCGCGTTCGCCAACCACCACAGGTCCGTTTGAACCAATCATGCCTCCATTGGCATAACCTGGCAAGCCCAGCAATGCAGGAAACAAACTACCGCCTCCACCACCACCAAACAAATTGAATCCACCCAATGTCTTGGCCAACAGTTGTTGAATCTGACTGCGAAGTATCATCTCCACAATTGATCCTATAAAGGATTTGAATTCCAGTTTGCCTGTTCTGGCAAAGTTAACTATGGCATCTTCCATGCCCTTGGTGGCTGTGTTGAACATGTTGGCAGCATGCT